ACGGAAAAATTAAAAGTGCATATGAATTATTAAAGGAAAATTTTAAAGAAGTGATTAAAAAATTTGCTGAAAAAGGAGTAGAAATTAAAAATATTAAAGATGTTATTGTTATTTGTGAAGATACAGGATTATATATTAATGATATGAATAATTTCCCTGGTGCATTAATAAAATTTTATTTAGGCAGTTTAAATGTTGATGGTATTGTTAAAATGAATGGAGGAAGTCTAGCAAAAGCAGAAACAGTAATTGGTGTTATAAAGTATGGAAAAATTATGGAACCTATTTCTGGTACTAGAACAGGAAAAATCGCTAAAAAAATTGTATCAAAAGATTCATTTGGTTGGGACCCAATTTTTATTCCCGATCTTAGTAAAACAAAATATTCCGAATATAATGGAAAGACATATGCTGAATTAAAGAAATTAGAAATAAAGAATAAAATTTCACACAGAAAAAGAGCATTTGATAAATTTAAAAAAACTATATTAAAATAAATATCTTACATATAAATAAAAACTAACTTTATTTATATGACAGAAGAATGTATAAAATATGTGTTAAGTGCACATGGTAAAGATGATAAGTCGGATGTTGATATTTTAGAAGGAGGTAAAATAGCATTTTATGTTAAAGAAGGAGAAATATTTAAATCATCTAATATATACCAAAGTTGGGTTTGTCAAAACAGAAGTATACCAGTAGAATTAATTGAAGAAAATAACAATTATCCAGCAAGTATGTATTTTGAATATGACCAACAAAATAAATGGGCATCTGGTCTAGTTGAGTGTGCAACAAAGCATGTTATTTATAACTTAAATTATTATAAACAAGGTATTAAATTAAAAAAATTAATTAATTCTATATTAAAACCATATCATGAAAGAATACATCCTGGAAAAAAGTTTGAACTACATATATTAACATGTAGAGTTTGTACAACTAGTGATACAAAGTCAAATGTTATACGAGTATCACGTGCAAAAATACCACGAGATAGATCCAGATATATTAAACCAATAGAAGATATCGAATCAATAGAAGATATCAAATCAATAGAAGATATCGAATCAATAGAAGATATCGAATCAATAGATTCTGCAAATAAATTTAAAAAAAAGTATCTTAAATACAAGGGAAAATATTTAAAATTAAAGCAGATATATTCAAATTATATTAAATAATTTATTAAATTTATTAGTTAAATATTTAATGAATATATTAGGATTTAATTTTTCACCAATAGAAAATTCAAGTATTGAATCAATTGTATCATATACTTTTCCATGTTGATGAATTTTATTGCCGAGCCATTGAGAAATTAATTTAAAATTACCATTTGCCATTTCATCTTCTAAATTAGGAATTTCTTCATTTATTTTTTCCCATAACTGTGAAGCCATAATTGTTCCAAGTAAATAAGACGGAAAATAACCAAAATCCATTTGAGACCAATGTACATCTTGTAAACAACCAACTAAATCATCTGGTACATCTAAATTCATATATTCTTTAATTTTATCATTCCATAATTTAGGTATTGACGAAGAATCTATAACACCATTTATTAAATCTTTTTCAATTTCAAATCTTAAAATAACATGAAGTGGATAATAGACTTCGTCAGCATCAACTCGAATAAATCCAGGTTCAATTTTATTTATATACAAATAAAAATCAATTGGTTTAATTCCAAGAGTATGTGGAAATAGTTGATGTATATGAGGAGTAAGCCATTTCCAAAATCCTAAAGATGAAAAAATATGTCTTTCCCAAAATAATGATTGTGATTCATGAGCTCCATATGAAACAGCATTACATACTGGAAGAAATTCATATTTTATGGGAAGTTGTTGTTCATACAGACCATGACCAAATTCATGCATTAATGCACTAATACCACCCGACCAATTATCGGTTGAATATCTTGTTGTTATACGAACATCATTTGGATGTAATGAACTTGTAAATGGATGTATTGATGAATCAATTCTACCACGATTAAAATTAAACCCTAATTGTTTTGCAACAATATCAACCAACTCTTTTTGTTTATGTATCGACCAAAGAGAACTACCTTTTAATTCTTCCGGTACCATATAATTTTTATAAATATCACTATTTGTAATTTTACTGAGTAGATTAATTATTTTAGGTTTGATCTCATTAAACATTTTATCAATAGCTAGACTATCAAAACCTTTTTCATAATTAACTAATGACCCATCATATAGACTAAGATTTGGAAAAACTATTTGTGATTTTTTTCTTTGCATTTGTACTAATTCATTAAAAACTTTTTCAAATATAGTAAATGATTTATTTTTACGTGCTTCTACCCATTCTATATAACCTCGAGATTGTAATTGTTCAATATCATTTACTAATTTTAATGTCATTGGTTTGTTCAATTTAAAATTATATTCTGATTCCTTTACATTTCCCCGATCAAAATCAGTTGGTAATAGACTTAGATACTCTGGATTATTTAAACAATTTATAAGATTACCAAGTTCATCACTTGTTGATTTTTCATGAATAATTTGTGCTAAAATTGCTGTTTGTTTCCCACGCTCTGTTATACCATCTATTGGCATAATTGTTTTTTCATCCCAGCCTAACAAGCTTAATATACTTCCTAAATAACCAATTTCATATAACTTTTCAGTCAATTGTTTATATGTGTCAATTACTGTTTTATAATTTTTTAATGAATTGTATTTATTTTTATAGTTAATATATTTGTAATAATAAGTATTTTTAGATTCCATTATATATATTATTACAAATATATTAACTAAAAAAAATACATATTCTAAATTAATTTTGTTTTACCAATTCTATAAATTGTGGCCAATACAAGTCAGTATATTTACAAACACAAGTTCCAGAGCAAGCAGACTGATTAAACCATTTTTGATAATAATGTTCTGTATGTTCATTCTTAATTATATTTGCTTCACTATCTAATAAATCTGGTTTTACACTACCAGATTCATCAATTAAATCTGATGGAATAGAAAAATGTAAAACCACAAGTTTTTGAGTTTCTAGCTCATAACCAACAATATCAGGGTCTTCTGTTTCTGAACAATATCCATCGTGTGACCTAAAATACACAATATATGTGCATTTTAAATAATATTGCCCGGGTTCTTGTTTAATAACTCTAGAGTTTTTACCATCAGATTCTGGTTCAAACTTAATTTTTTTTGTATTGGTAAATACAAATTTATATGGATTGAATTTGGTCATTAATAATTTTTAAACAAGTTAGATATAAATTGTATCATTCAATTTTTATAAGTAATTAATAATTAGAAAAATATTGATATTTTATTAAATAAAAACCTATTGATCCTGTAATTTAATGTCGAACCTTATTGAACACGTATATAAACAAATTATAGAAAAAATTCCTGAATCAGAACATGAATTGAAGATAAATTTAAATAAATTTATGGAAAGCATTTGGAACAAGCCCCCTGAAGTTAGGTCTGGGCTAGAAGTTTATTTGCCTTTTGCACATATTTTAGCCCAACATATTCAGCCACATGAATCCAATTTTACAGGATGGAAAAAAGATGTGGTTGATATTTTTAATAGAAATACAAATACTGAAACTGTAGAATATGAAGAAGATATGAGCGACTTTGATTACATGCATCATACTATGACTCATTATTAATGGGTCGTAGTATGATGACTTATTTTAATTAATAAAAAAATTAAGAACAACATGTGTCAATATAGTGACGCGAAAAAGCAGAAGTTTTGTACAAATATAAACCTTCAGATAAATTATTTATGAATTTATTTTTTTGTGTATTATTTAGTCCTTTATATTTAAGAGTTACATCATTGTCATTAATGATTACGATTAACGAAGAGTCGTAATCATTAGCAAAAAGTTTGATTTCAGTGTATAACATACATTTTTTATTTTGTTCTATTTTACACCAATAAAAATTTTCAGTTGAATTAAATCCCATTACACTTATATCACAGTGTTCACGTAACATGGTTCTAAAAATATTTTCGAGCTTTTGAAGATTTAATTCAATCTTAAGAACATGAAAAACCCCATGTCTTGGTATTTGTTGGTAAAGATTATATGGTAGATCAGCGAATGTGGACATTACATATTTATATAATTGTACATTTGTTTTTTATTTTCAATTTTTTTAAATTTACATAAAAAAATTGAAAATTTGATTATATGATGGCTCCATTAAGAAAAAACCTAGTGGTAGTAATTTGCTATATATCTAAGTTTAAGATTAGCTTTTGCGCATACCGGCGGTAACTGTCCTCAAGTTACAAATTCGATTCCTGTCACACCGCGAACGACTCCCTCATCAAACCCAAACGGAATTCACTTCCAAACCACCCCCAATGGTGATAGCACTACAACACCGTTATCAAACCCGAGTAGTTCTTACTATTCGAGGTTTATAGCTCCATATATATCTCAGGTCAATGATTTGTCAAAAGTTGTTGAACCAAAGAAGAGGAGATTAAATAAAAAAGCCGAGCCTAAAGTTCCGACTGTATACATTCCAAAACCATGTAAATGGGGAAGCGAGTGTCGCATGCACAAAGAAACTTATTGCAAACACGCTCATCCAGAACCAGTTGCCGAGCTTGTAGGACCAGTTACCGAGCTTGTAGGACCAGTTACCGAGCTTGCAGGTCCAGTTGCCGAGCTTGCAAGTCCAGTTGTCAAGCTTGTTGCTCCACCTCCCAAAGTTGCCAAGTGTGATTATCAGATAGCTCTAGATATGGCCAAGGACCAACTTATTACAGAGTGTATAGGACAGTTCTCCAAAGACTTTTCCAAACTTAACAACAATCTAAAGAATCTCTGCAAGTACACGTTTAAACAGATGATCAAGTTTAAAAGCGACTCCGTTATTCATACTGTAGGTAACAAGCAGTATGAGTTCTCTTGTGTTCAACTCTTCACGACGAGGCAGTTCCAGACTATGTTGCGAGAGAGACTTCAGACTTTTCTTCCAAAGACACATATATTATTCGATGTGGACCGCGACCAACAGGAATTCAGTATTTGTTGCGAGAGACTGATCTATAAAAGATATAGAGTACCTGAGAAGAAGAAGATATAGTAGACAACCATTAATTTATTATTTCTTCATTTATGTGAAAGATCTTTTATACAGCATTAATATTTTTTCAATTTACATTAATGTAAATTGAAAAAATTGAAAATCTGAATATATGGTATTTCTTTAATTAAAAACCTAGTGGTAGCAATTTGCTAGATATCTAAGTTTAAGATATTAGCTTTTTTGCATACCGGTGGTAACTATCCTCAAGTTACAAAATCGATTCCTGTCACACCGCGAACGACCCCCTCACCAAACCCAAACGGGATTCACTCCCAAACCAATAGCGCAACCACCATCTGGGCCCCGGACCGGGACGCGCTTACTCTTACAGATATTAATTCTATTGTTTCTGGTATATTTGCAGGTAAATCAATACCTGAACTAAAAGCAATAGAATCACAGGCCCACCCTTCTGGAAAATCCAATCTAGATTTCCACACCTCGCAGATTCAAGAGCAAATTAACAAAGTGTGCTCTTCACAATGTGAGAAACTAGATTATATGATTAATCGGATTTCCCTAAGCAAGTACAATAAGGTAAATATTGATGTACATATTCAAAAGTCAGGTGATAAAATCCAGTTTTACCTGTCTGGTCCTGATTTGCGTAACTATTTTATGTATTTACCCGTAATTGGACACTACCCTCATACTGGAACGAGCCATTCTAAATGGTACGGGCTTGAATGCAAGGCTAGAATCGAAACCATTGCTCTTAACCTCAAGTTACTAGAAATCATGTTATTTCGGGTCAATATTTCAGAAACCTACACTGTTTCAAGTACTGGTACTGGCATCTTGGGTGCAGAAGTCGCTTTTACAATTCCTTCCAAGTACGAATCAGATGCAGATATAATCAGCAAAGCAAACAAGTCGTGTTCTTCTAACCCAATCAAAGTATCAGATGGGCTTTTCCTATATGGAAAGAATGGAGTTAATTCAGAAAACACAACAAAGCTTTTAGATGCTCTTAGAAGTAGATTTGAACATATAGAGTCGCAAGTTTTTCCCAGAGTTATCACAGACTGGGATTTAACCGAATTTGTTAGTTCTTCTTACCGATTTGCACTCTGTTCGTGGAATAGACATGCGCGTATTCTAGTCAAGTCTTGTAAGAAATTGGATGTTATGATTATTGATCCATGGATGGATGGACTACCTCGTGTAATCAGAGCCCAACTAGTGCCAGCTAATCCAAATATACGGATTGGCTTTCTTTCTCGAACTGTAAAAGACCAAAAGGGTGAAGGTTCATGTGTATTCTGTGCAATGGCCCGCTTGATTAGTTTGGTTGATATGTCAGAATCAACTTCTCCGGATATTGCATCGGGAAAGCCCATTGACGACTTTTACGCCTATTTAGTCAAGTCGATTTATAAAAAAGTGTAGCCGAAGGCGTATACGTTCCGTTGGAACTATAAAATTGTTATCAAAATAATTTAATTTGTTGATAACGAATCTTTCGACAACTACGTTTTAGCGGCACTACTACGAACATATTACTATGCCACATCATCTGAATGAAATAGGTATTGGTATAGGTTTAGATTTTTGAATATTATTGATATCTAAACCTATTCTTAATAAAAAATTAGTACGTATTTGTAAATTTTCTTTAATTTCTGGTTCATAACTGTATATATTTATATTATTACTTGATTCATTTACTTCAATATATTCTGAGAATATACCTACAGTACCTATATTGGTGCCACGCAGGTTCGTAGATACCATTGAATCCATGACACCAAGCAAAATCAAAATCATCATCATCGTGAGCTAAGGAGGTATGTAAAACAGAGTTTGTATTTTTGTTCATAACTTTATTATATCTAATTTAGATATCTTTAATTTTATTTTTAAATGTTTCTAAATTATTTGCCCAGTAACCATTAGGATCAGTATGATACTGTTTAAGTAGATTAGTAAGTATTGAAGAAAATTCAGATGAACTTTCTGATGGTAATAATGATGGTAAATTATCAATTGCAATAATATCAACTAAATTATTATATGAAAATACAGGTTCTTCCCATGTAGTCTTACTATTATATAGTTTGATTGGATTATTTAAACTTGTATAATCACAACTAATATCAACAATAACAGTATTTTTATAGAATGGAGTTGTAGAATCATACCATGTTCCCACTGGTTTAGTTAAACAAATACAATTTATTACAATATCATAAGACTCTAAATTTGTTTTAGGATCTAGAGTACTTAATTCGGTATACTTAATGCCGAATGCATTGAATAAAGCTTGTGCACCATTCCCACATCTACCAGTTGATCCTATAATACAAATACTTATTTTTTCTGGTATTTTAAAATTATTAATATTATCTAAAATTTCTTGACAAGATTTCCAATATTTTAAATTGGATAATTTATTTCCATTTGTTTTTTTAAGATATTGAAGTAATCCTAGACTAGCACCATTAAATCCAGCATAATAACCAAATGCAATTAATCTTTTATTTTGTCCATTTACAAAATATTCTAAATCATATAGATTACTATTTGAATTTTTAAAATGTTGTAATAAATTTGTTGCACCACTTTGATTTTTATAGCTATGTGAAAAATAAATATGTGTATGTGAATTTAATTTATCAATATTATCAAGTTCTTTTATTCCAATTGTTAAACAATTAGAAAAATTATCCCAAGATTTGTTTGTAATTATTGCTCCAGCTTTTTCAAATTCATAATTTGAGAAACATCTTGTTTCTGATGATTGGACAAAAACAGTAAATCCACAATTACATAAAATAGTAACATCGGATGGAGCAAGTGGGCATCTGTATTCATTTTCGTACACTTCTTTTCTTAAAAAAATAGTTTTAGTAGTCATTCTTAGAATAAATATGAAAAAAATATATACAGTGGTTAAAATTTTTTTATACAGATGGTATAATAACTATATAAATTTTTTTAATTAAAGTTTTATAATTAAAAATTTTTAAGAAGTTTTATAAATAATATCTACAAAATGGTAATAACAAATGAAAAATAGACAAGTTGGTAGAAATGCCAGAGTCTTTGACAAGTTTTCTAATGAAGATATTGATACAGATGCTCGTGCATTCGACAAGTTTTCTAATGAAGA